GTGAAATTCCTCCTAAGCCGGCAGTTAGGGTGTGTGCAATAAATGCTTACCACCCAGACATATTGTCGGCTGTAAAGACCCGTTAGCGCGTAGCTAACGAATTATGTCAAGGTTTAATTCTGTACCTTAACGGGGCAGTGGCTTTGGCACCAGCGCTAGGCATAGTGCGGGCAAACCTGCGTATCTTATTACGCAGGTACAATGGTCGGTATGACCTTGTATCTCTCAGGGAAACCCCTGAGAGGAAAACTGATCACGGTGTCGTGATCAGTTCTGGTACTGGGCGGTGGAACCGGCCGGTACAACATGTCCGGAGTCATATCCGGAACAGATAAAGCGTTGGGGTCGGATACCCCTGCGCTAAACCCTGCCGAGGACATCCCCGACAGTGTTGCTTCGAAGCTGCCCATGTCAACTTCGACGTTATTCCATGCGATATCATCGCATCGAAATTCTGCATAACTGCAGCGTGCCTGTAGCCATGTGGCTACAGGAATCCGGAAGGTTTCTAACCTTCTGTCCCTTAAGTATCTCATATTACTTAAGGCTTGAGCCAACTTTCTATCGTTGGTCACGAAGAACATCTTTTGATGTTCATCCATTGTACCGATTGAATCAATCAGTACTTCATCGTCGGATATATTCCGGCGAGGTAAATCCGGGATTTGTTCTCCCGGAGGTGTATTCCAGGCTTGTTGTAGCCAGGAGTAAAGGGCCACGGCATCGTGGTCCTCCATTTTATCCCTACGCGGTCTTTCGCGTAAGGTAGTGAAGTTCGGTGTTAACTGAACTTTAACATGTAGGGGGTGTTTATCCCCTAGTAACTTTTCGACCTCTTCACGGTCGAAGAATCTTTCCGTCTTTATAGGACGGAATCCGTTAGGATCTTGTTTCCAGATCCTAAGAAACTGTCGAAGTTCTTCGACAGTGATTGGCTCCTCTAAGGGGTCAATATCTATCATCTTATATTCAGATGGTAAATTGGTTTCCTTACCCATAAGGGAACCTATGAACTCTTGCTTTGCAATAGCTCCCATTATCTCCGATTCGGAGATAATAAAATCTTGTAATCTACTAAAGATTACATTTTGAACCCTTTCGTATCTAGGAACGGAAGAGACTTGATGCTGCAATATTGCAGGATCATCGAGTGGAGAGAGTTTTACTCTCCACGGATGGGTACTTGAATGTCTAAAAGTACCCGTATTGGCATAGCGAATTATATCGCTACGCTCTTGATTAATCCCTCCGGAATTAATGTACCGTACCGTCTCCGAGACGACACGCATTATATTCGGCGTATATTTACCGCCGAATTGTCTGATGAGGAACCTAAACCAGTTCCTCTCGTTATTAAAGAGAAGGGGCTTCCCTTCTCCTGTTATGTATACTGGGAAGTATACAAATCCTTCATAATCTTCTGTATGAAGTGTTACATCCTGGATTAACATTCCAAGATGGAATAGGGCAGTACAATCTGCCCCTTCTTTGAGATACGATGTATCTCTTCCCAACTGGGTTATTCTTCCAGTTGGAGTATAAGAATAGTCATCTCTATTCTTCTTTACGTCAAGGAGCAATCTGCCCTTGACGGCATCGACGTAAGGGGATCTCCCCCAGCGTCTGGATTTCTTGATACGATCAATCGTATCATGAACTGACCGAGGAATGCGTAAAAGCTCCTCGGTAAAGAATACATACCCATCTGATATGTATGTATCATCCTCCGATATTTTCATATCGAAGCGTTGGAATTCTTCTAAACAGAACTCCAAAAGTTGGCGATCTGGGCTGATAGCCCCATAATCGTCGCCAATATTTACAGCATGTATAAACATGTTGCGTTGTCTTGCAGAGACAGTTACTGCAAGACCTAAGGCTGTCAATACTGTTTTGACACCCGGATCTCCCATGAGAGCACCTCTCACGGTTTCTACCACAAGTTCACCCTTGTAGTAAATTTTTCGCCTCGAGCATAATACTCGCGCGACCTGTTCCCCGTACCAACGAGGAATACCGTATAGCCGATTTAATTCTTCGACTATATCTTTGACTACAGATAAATTCATATAATCTGTAGCTGTTTCGAGATCTGTGGATAATCCCCAGATCTCCATGTCCGAAAAGACCCAGTCTAAGTTCGGATTTTCGGGGCTTATCGATTCGATAAACTCCCAACCATGTCTGGACTTACTAATTCCAGACGTAACCTCAGGGATATCCCTGAGCATCTCCAGCGTGATATGACTCCACGGCTGGAGAAACTCCGCATGGTAGAAACTGCTTGCAGTAACCGTACGGCATTTCGGACCAGGTTCTCTGATCCCAGTAATATTTCCGTGATAGAAATATTTATATCCAGCCTTATAAGCCTGGATAGAGCGGGCGAAAATTAATTCGCCGTAGTCCCCGCGAGGTATATATTCGCGAGTTTTGACTCCGGTTTCTAAACAATAAAACCGGAGAGGGTTTCCTTTTGGTATATCCAAAAAGAATTGTTCGGGCGGAGTAATCTGACCGAATATGGTATACACTAAAGTGTATACGAAGACATAGAAAAGGTATAAAAACTTTTCTATATATGAGGTACCTTTAAAAG